GATCTTTCATTACAAGAATTAGCAGATTTATATTACAGGAGAGATACATGGTAGGTAAAAAAACACGATACGATCAAGCTAGCTGTTCAACATTACCTTATATAAAAGGCATTAGTCAATATCAATCAAGAAACCAATGGCTTGATGTTGCTATTAAAGCCAGCGAAGGGGAACTGCCAAAACAGACTCCCCAGCTCATGCTTCAACGTATGGGTGATTTATTAGAACCAGTTTTATGTGAAGAGGCTAAAAATATACTTGGCCTTGAAAGTGTAAAAGTAGACTACGAAGAGCCTGTCCATCATCCGATACTCCCTCTATCAGGCTCTTTGGACGCTACTGGTATAGCAAAAGGATTAACATTTAAAAATGGAGAACATGATCATATTATTATTCCAGAGCAAGAAACAATTGTATTAGACGGACCTGGTGTAATTGAATGTAAGGCTACACGTAATGCACCTACAAATGAGCTAGAAGAATGGCGAGGCGTATTGCAAGCTAAAGGTTTAATGGAATGCACTGGCTATGGCTGGGCGGCCGTTATCGTACTTTGGCAATCTACTGATTTTAGAATTTATCTATATTCAAGAAAACCAGAGTTTGGCGGAATATTATCAGCACTAGTATTAGACTTTGATTATAGAGTTAAAAATAAAGAATACTATCCTCCGTCTTCAACTGATGATGCGAATGTAGTATACAAAAATGTTAATAAAGATATAATAACTTTAGGTCGTAGTGCTGATATGTACTGTGAAGAAATACTTCAAAAGAAACAGCATATAAAAGAATTAACAGAAGATATTAATGATCTTGAGTTGAAGCTAAAAAAACAAATTCAAGACGCTGATGGAGGTCAAACAAATCAACATACAATAATGTGGCCGATGATAAACTATAAAGCACAACCAGAAAAAGTAACTCCAGCTAAAGAAGCAAGGAGTGTAAGATCAAAAACATTAAGGATAAAACAACATGGATGAGAATCAAATGAAAGCAGTTTGGGTTAAACCTGAAACGCATAAACTATTAAAAGATTATTGTGATAAACACGGTAAAAAAATGATATTTGTTGTTGAGCAATTAATTAACAATAAATTAAAAGATAATGACTAAATGGCATGGCGGTAAAGGAAGCAAGCGTAGGCCAGAAGATAAAAAAAAAATAGATAATAATTGGGACAAAATATTTAATGCCGGAAAAAATAAAAAAGTCAGTAAAAACAAGAAATAAAAATACTGGTAAATACGAAGTAGAGCATTATTATTTAAAAAACAGATCTGTTAAAGAACTTGAAACGTTAATTAATAATCATAGTACAAAACCAAAAATAAAACTTAAAGCATGCAGAGAGTTAGTAAGGAGAAACAAAATTGGTAAATAGCCGAACTAAAGGAGCTGCATTTGAAAGAAAAATAGTTAGCCTATTAAAAGCATTATCTGATGAGCATAATGCTGATATACACATTACAAGAAACTTTGAACAGCTATATAAAAAAGGTGAATGTGATATAAACTTTTTAAATTATGCTATTGAATGTAAGTGCTATGCTGAAGGTAAAGGTTATAAATCTGGCTGGTGGGAACAAGTATGCACATCAGCAGGTGATTCAAGAATTCCAGTTTTAGTTTATAAATATAACAGAAGTCCTATTGAAGTAGCTATGCCGTTTTGGTCTATTTTAAAAGATGAGCCAAAAGATAACAATAAGATATTTACGTGCAAATGGGAAGATTTTGTAGATATAATAAAAAAAAATACAATTTTCCAAGCTTATGTCAATAGAGACAAATAAAGATTTACGATTTTCAGAGTTCTGTGTTTTAGAATATTTAGATTATTTAGAAACCGACATGAGAATCAAACTAAGTTTTGATGAGTATGTGTCTGAGTTTAGATACATGCTAATTGAAAAATGGCGCAATGAAGCGCAACCTATAATACATTAAGGAGTAATTATGGATATTTTGGGTATTAATTCGGGTGGTGATAATGTTTATATTAAGCATTGCAGCACAAACAAATGTTGGAAAGTAGGAGATGAAGCATTAGATAATGTGGTTCATATTTTAATTGATCCAGCAACAATACAAACAGGATGGGGCATTTATGAAGGTGCTTACAGTTGGGAATGGGACGAAAGACCAGGACTATCTAAAGGCCAGCCTACGCCTGATCATAAACGTGCATTTAGTGTTTGGATGTATATTCCAGAACACGGCTCTAAACTTTGGAGAAGATTTAGTTGGGGCGAAAGTCAAGGCTTTAATAAAATGTGCGCTATGTTTTGGAATGAAATAAAAGCAAATCCAGGTAAAGTTGTATATGTAAAATATACTGGTGCTAAGGTTGAAAAGTTTAAAGTCGGCCAAGCAGCAATTCCTGAATTTGAATTTGTTAAGTGGGCAGATAAACCGGCTGATTTTGTTGCTACAAATGTAGATGCTATAAGTGCACCAGTTGCAAACAATAGTAATGACTTTAGCTTTGCTATGGAAAATCAAACACCTGAATCCGGTGATCCTAGATTTGATCCTGCAGCTAAGCCTTTAACTGAAGACGAACTGCCGTTTTAATCATGCGAGAAGTCAACTTTGTACAGTTGGCTCCTCAAGTTGGACTTCATTTATTAGGAAAGCCTACTAAGCAATCAAGTACAGAAATGAGATGGGGTACTAACGGAAGTTGGTGCCTTAATCTCGAAACAGGGTTGTTTTTTAGTTTCGAATTAGATGAGGGAGGAGGAGTTATATGGTTAATTGATCACTTTAATCAGAATCGAAATGATATATTAAATATGTATAGTCCAGAAATTCAACAAGAGCAATTTCCTGAAACTAAAACATATAAACAATATAATCAAGAACAAATGCGCGCTTTAGCACAAGAAGCAGTTGTGTTATTAAAATACACTGATTCATTTGTTGTTATGCGATTTCCAGACAATCATGCAATTAAACAAAAGTATGCACCATTTCATAAACAAAATAATACTTGGCTATTAAAACGGCCTGAAGGTTTAATGCCTATATACTATAAAGAGGGCGAAGGACCAGTATTAATTAGTGAAGGTGAAAAGGCTACTTTAGGAGCTAACCGTATTTATGATGGGCCTACGGCCACTTGGCATGGCGGTGTTAATAGTTGGAAGAAAGCTAACTGGGAACCTTTGTTTGGTAAAGAAGTAATTATATGGCCTGATAACGATGAAGCTGGTTTTAAATGTGCTGATGAATTATCTGAATATTTAACTGAAAACAAATGCATAGTTCAAATAGCTAAGATACCAGAAGCATTAAACGAAAAAGATGATTTATATGATGCATATCATAATAATATTTTTGATAAAGAATCATTTAAAGAATACTTAAATACTCAAGTTTCAAAGCCTAAAAAGCCTTCATTGGTATTAAGAAAAATTTCTGATCTTATAACTAATATTCCTGAACCCGAATGGGTAATAGAAGATATTATGGAAAAAGATTCAGTAATAGATATTTATGGAGCGCCTAAAAGCGGTAAATCATTTGTAGCTATTGATATGGCTTTATGCTCATCACTCGGTATACCCTGGCAATCGCATAAGACTGAACAAACACCGATTATTTATTTAGCAGGTGAAGGTCAGCGAGGTATAGCTAGACGTGTGCAAGCATGGGAACATTATCATGGTCATGACTTAACTAATGCACAAATGTTTGTATCAGATAGAGGTGTACGTTTTTTAGACGAAAAAGACCATCAAAACTTAATCGATCATATAAAACAAGTTGCTGATGAATTTGGTGATATAGGCTGTTTATATGTAGATACTTTGGCTCGTAACTTTGGCGCTGGAAATGAAAATAGCACTGAAGACATGAACAAATTTATTGAACGTGTGGACATGTTAAAGTCTGAGTTTAGTTGTTGTATTGCTTTGATACATCATACAGGACATGGCAGTATGGGTAGAGCACGTGGCTCCTCTGTGCTTCCTGCTGCTGTTGATGCTGAATTTGCGGTCAAACGACCTAAAGACGAAGGCGAAGAAATGAAAGTCGAGTTTACACAAACATTAATTAAAGATGGGAAACCTATGAACCCTAAGTACTTTAAGTTTAGAGAAATAGATTTAATTAATTATCCCGGCATGACTTCCGGCGTATTAGTTAAAACTGAATACGATGAATTTAAAGAAGAAGATTCGAAAATTGATGAAACAATATTAGTAATTGCTGAAATACAAGCTGAAAAAGCTACAGCTGAAAATGTGGATCCTATAAATATATGGGTAACACAAAAAGAAATTATTAATGCATCAGGACATTTAAAAGACAGTACGGTTAAACAACGGGTAAAAAGGTTGAAAGATGATAATAAGATATATTATGAACAAGGTAAGGGCTATCAAGCTAAAAAGTATGATAATATTGATTAGTTACATTTTTAGTTACATTAGTTACATTCTAGTTACATTTCTTGGTCAACTTTATCAAAAAAAGAGTTACATTTTGAGTTACATACATATACCTTTAGGTATATGTAACTCATGTAACTATTTTAAAAGTCCGTTTTTATTAAAATGTAACCATTGATGTAACCATGAATTATAAAGAAAAGAAAATTAAAGAGTTAGAAGCATTAGAAAAAAACAAAGTTTTTAACGAATCGATTCGTAAATTAAATGATACAAAAAATAAATTGCGATTAGAATGGGGCTTAGAAAGGATTATGACCTTGATAAGCCCTGAATTGCTTTTAAGATTTAAAAGAGCTGAAAATAAATATACTCATGAATACCACGCATCGTTTAATAAAATTAAGTTAAACGAAATGATGGTTAGAGCTTATGAAGCATTGATGGTTGATGCTATAGAAAGAGGTTATAATAGATTATCACCAGAATTTATATATACAAAGCATCCAAAAACTAATGATAATATAATTATTTGTTTAAATGAAGATGATATACATGTTGCTTTTGAAAAATATAAATCAAAAGAAGACGTTATAATTTTTCATATCAATGAAATACTTATATCAATGACTCAAGATTTTATTGATATAAAAAAGAAAACACATAAGCTAGGAGGCAGAATAAAAAGTTATGCGCGTAAAAATTGAAACAAATATCAAACCCGTAATGAAAAACTTTATAAAGTTTCAAAACGTCGATATACCTAACATCACTCGTATTGCTATAAACGAAACAGCTACAAGAGTTAAAGAATTAGAACAGCAAGGTATGCATAAATATTTGGATCGACCTAGAAAACAAACAATCAATTCATTATATGTAATATTTGCACGAAGAAATAAGTTAGAAGCTGTAATACGATTTAGAGATTGGGCTCAAGACTTTATGAAACTACAAATCAAAGGTGGTATCAGAAAAGTAAACAATACAGCAGTTCCTACAATTAATGCTAAGCTAAATACATACGGTAACATTCCAGGAAGAAAAGCTGGTGTTGTTAAAGGAAAACAATTTAGAGCAACCATTGATGGAATATATGGCGTATGGGAACGAAATAAAAATGGATTAAAGATAATACATAGATTTGAAACTAATCCTAAATATGAAAAACGTTTTCCGTTTTATCGTATAGCTGGTAAGGCTATTAGATATACATGGCCCGCTAAGTTTAAACAGGTATCTAATTATTACATAAGAAAGGCTGGGTTTAAATAAGATGAAGTTTAGTGAGCTATTAAGTATGGGTATTACTTATGAAGAAAAAGTATTAAAAGTATTACAAAAGAAATATCCGTTAGCAAAAAGAATTGAAGGACAGTTTCTTGATTATGATATATGGGTGCCGGAGTTACATAAGTC